TCTGATTTTACTTGTTTCATTCTTCTTTTTAAATTTTTATATAATTTATTATATTCCTTGATAATGGATATCACTTCCAATTCAACACTTTTTGGCTTAGAGTGAATGAATTGCCACTCATTAAATGATGTATCACACTCAAATACTAAAACTTCATCAATAAAAATATTAATCTCAGAATCGTCTATTTCTACACTTATACCATATTTTAAGTTTGAATCATATAAATTACTATATAATTTCTTGTAACTATTGAATTTATCGTTTTCCATAGTGTAACTTGTTTGTATTTTATCTAGTAATACGCCTATTTTACAAGTATTCCTACACATTTTTAAAATTCTGCAATAATCATACCATTTAACCATGTTTACTCCTTTCTTTATACTTATCTGACTTCATAAACTCCTCTACTTCTTGGAAATATTTGTAATTTTCACTATCTAGATTATTTTTAACCCATACTTTCTTTAATTTTATTATGTGATCTTGTATATTGTCATCAAAATAGCCTTGTAAATTAATATACTTGTCACATTTAATACAACTATCTCTCCAATCTTCTATAGAATAGCTATTTTGTTCATGTAATACAATTTCGTCATCATGATTTCTTAATGAACAGTTGTCATGTTGGCAATGAAAGCATGATATATTTAGACAACGCTGTCTTTTTCTTGCCATATTAACAACCCCATTCCATTCCATAGCCACAAATTCTATTGAAATCGTCATGTTTACTATTCTTATCTCGATATCTTTCTGATATAATTGATAAGAAATTATTGTATGTATACTTTTTACCATATTCATCAATAATAATATAAACATCATTATTTGTAACATTATATAAACTGATGAAATCATCAATATATTCATTGGCAAATAACACAGGCTTCCAACCACTCCTCATTTCTGCCATAAGATATGAATAATCACATTTTAAGTTGTCGGTCAAGAACTGCATTAATTCGTCAATATATTCCTTTTTAAAAGATAATTCAGTCAATAAGCAATGTACTCTTGATAATTCTACGTTCATTTTTTCAAAATCTTCCTTTTTATAAATATAATAACTCGTCATTTAAATCTCCTTTCGATAAGTTTCGTCCTATACCTATATAATACTATAATAGAAAGCACTTGTCAACATTAAAATCTATATTTTTTAATTATTTTTCCTTGACATTGGTGTTTTATGGTGTTACAATTATATTAAGTTTGGAAACACAAAAATAAAATATGAAAAAAGTTAAATATTTCACAAATAATGCTTGTAATGAGTTATCTAGTGTGGTATACTAAAGTTAGAAGAATACGAGAGGAGGAAATATGGACAGAAATCGAATTAGAGGGATTGTGAGACATCAAGAAAGAACTTATATTCCGGAAGAATATAGACTACTATATAATAAAGGTAGCATTAAGAAAATGTTCGAAGGAAGAAGTGATAGAGATAAATATGTTTTTATACAGATGTTGGAATCATTGGATGATATTGACAAGAAAATGATTACTTTAGGAGAATTGCAAGAGTTAGCTGAAGAATATATGGCTGATGAAATGGTAAGTTTGATTGAAAAGTTAAGTAAACATAAACGAGAATATGAATAGGAGGGAATATGAAGAAATATGTCGGACAATACAGAGTAGACATAGAGAGAGATATTATTACAGGAGATCACTTAATTAATGGTCAAACATTTTTAAGAGTACCAAAAGCTATGAAGGAAAATGGCGGAAAGATATATAGATATAATGAAAATATATTGGTAGCATACGTACCAAATAAGACAACTGGCGCAAGATTGTATGCAAAGTCAATTGAAAAAGTGCACTTATATAAAATAGTAGAATATGATGACGGTATGGATTTATATTTTAAAGAAGAGTACATACGTGAGATGGCTAAAATTATGATGGTTTCAACCAATGGATCAAACATTCCTCCGGAGAGTATAAAGAATCATCCTAGAAGAAAAGAGATTAGAGAGCAAAGAAAAGCTAATATGAGTGAAGAACAGTTGGAGATTATGAGGAATCGTGGGTTAAGGTTGTTCCAGAATATTTCAAACTCTAGTGAAAATAGCTCTGTGTAAGCTAGAATAAAAGATAATGTAAATTTGGTATTATCATACCTATAAGACGTAAATACGAATGTAGTAGACAGTAAAGGAGAATAAATAGATGGGCGATAAAAGAAATATGACTAAATGGACAAGAACACCGAATGAGGAAGAATGGACGGGATACAAAAGCAGAGTGATTATTTGTCCTAAATGTGGAAGGATTCCAGAAAGTAGAGGCGGAAAATGCTTGAATTGCGGAAGTAAAGTAGAGGAGTAGGGATGAGTGAGAGAGGGATGTATCACAAAGACTATATACATTTACCAGAAGAAGAGAAGCAATCTAAAATGGAACATTTTCGAGATTAGGAGGTAGATAATTTGGCGTTAAATAAACAAATACATCTATATGGTGTTGGGACAGACTATTTTTATAATAAAAAAGAAGAAAAGATAAATATCAAATTAAACAAACTTAGAATAACAAAAAAATATTGGGTTGAAAAAATAATAATCATAAAAAATCTAAGCAAAAGAGCGAGGGCTAAATTATCAGAAGAAGATATTGAAAATATCGAATTAAATAATGAAATATACCGGGCTAGAGTTTCTGAATTAAATCAAATTATAAAGATTTATAAAAATAAATTAATAAACAAGCTTGATAATAATAAAAAAAGAAGAAAAATGAATACAAAAAAAATCAAAAAAAGCGATATTATATCATCTTTTGATTCAACTACTACCAGAGTAACAGGATGTGAAATAGGCGAAGTAACAGAAGACATTATAGTGATACAAACATACTATTTTCAAATAGCGGAATCAATATGGGAAAGAGGGTTTACTTGGAATGGCGAAGAATACATCGCATATACCGCATCCGCTGGTCAGATTAGGCTTAAAAAATTTGTAGCCATTAAAAAAAGTGTTTATGACAAACATAAATTAACATTAACGTGTGGATTAACAGAGGATATAATAAATGAAAGAGGCGGAGTTAATACTAATAAATACTTAGCATACTTGGCTTTAAACAATAGTGCAACTGATGTATGGGAAGATTTTAATATTGATAACGCTATAGTAGTTGATGACTTTGAGACTAATGTAAAAGGATTAGTCGATTTCATAGATTATGAAACGTATAAGATAGAATCAAAAAAAGAAATGAAAATACCGATACCACATACCGACGGCATAGGAATTTACTTATCTGATAAAAATAGAATGGTAAGACTTCCTTGGATTAAGGGTTTGATGACTCCGTTTCCGTACATAAGATTTATAAATAAATTCTTAAAACAATATCCCAATGCAAGATACGTTAAAGACATATATGGCAAGGAGTATGACATAATAGAAGACGGAATCACTGCAATATTTACCAAGTCTCAATTCAAAATGTGGAAATATTATGACAGTTGGGATCAATACAAGGAGAATTACAAGTTATATAATTGTCATGCATCTTATTGCAACGAGGAGGTTAAAAATCCACCGACTGCTAAAATAAATTATCAAATGCTACAAACACTTACGGATGTAAATGATTCTGAGATAGACTCAATGGTAGAGCCGACTGTAAAGAAAATTACTAATATGGGTGAAGATGTTGGTGTAATGTTAAAGGTTTTAAAATCCGATAATAATTATCACAGAAAAAATAGTTATCAAGAAGCTTTAAATTTATACCCAGAATTACTGCAAGATCCTCATAGCAGAGAAGTTTTAAAGGCTATTAAAAAAAGCCTAGTAAAAGATGCAAGAGGAGGAAAATTATATATAGACGGGAAGTACACTTTTATTTGTCCGGATATATATGCATTTGCAGAATGGCTATTTTTAGATATAGAACATCCGAATGGATTATTAAGTGGAAATCAAGTTAGTTGTAAATTGTATAAAAGAGCAAAAAAATTAGATGTACTTAGAAGCCCATCTTTATATAGGGAACACTTCATAGGTGAAAATACTTTTAATACAGAAATAAACAAATGGCTACCAACCAATGCTATATATATGAGTTCTCATTGTTTGGCTAGCTTATTGCTCATGTATGACGTTGATGGAGATCAAAGCCTAGTTTGTGCAGAACCAACTATAACAAAAGTTGCTGAGAGAAATATGGTTGATATAGTTCCATTGTATTATAATATGAAAAAAGCACCATCTCAACAGTTAAACAATAAAACAATATACGAAGGATTATCATTAGCTTATAGGAATACAAGCATAGGTCTATATAGCAATAATATAACGAAAGTATGGAATAGTGATGATCCTAACTTGGATGTAGTAAAACTATTGTGCTTAGAAAGTAACTTTTCAATAGATTCCGCAAAAACATTATTTTTCATAGAAAGACCTGAGAATGAGAATAATTTAATATCGAGATACACGAAGTCTAAAGTGCCACACTTCTTCATGTATGCAAAGGATAAACCCGAATCGAATGTTGAGCCAATAAATACAGATAGTATAATGGGCAAAATAGAGGGAAAGATACCATCGGATAGGCTTACTTTCAAAAGAAACAATCTACCAACATTTGATTATACGATGCTTATGAAAAACAAGGGTATAAAGTTGGATGATGAAATAACCCAAGTATATAAAGAACTAAATATAAAAGTTGGACATTATTCTAATAGAAGTTCAGATGATGACAATAGCCATATGTATTACATATATAATGAGGTAAGAGATACATTATTGGATATGAGAGATGACAAACATGAGGTCGTTGACGTATTGGTAGCGTATACCTTTGGTAATAAAGCAAAATACAAGAATACACTATGGTCATGCTTTGGAGATATAATCTTACAAAATTTAAAGGTGAATATGATCAAAAAAGGATTAGATAAAACAATATGTTGTAACAGGTGTGGCGAAAGAGTTGTAAAAAAAGCACATAATCAATTATATTGCGATCGTTGTAAAGAAAAAATACAACTGGAACTTCAGAGAAAAAGCATGAATAAGCATAGAAAATCACTAATTTTGTGAAGTAGCTATGGAACGTAGTATTTTCAACGCTTTCATCAGTTTTATGGTTCTTGTATAAAACTACTTAACCCTTACAACCATTGCAATTGCTATATTCTTCAATAGTGTAAACCTTTAGTAAAAAAAGATAAATGCCGATAAGGAATAACACAAGATATACAAAGTGAATTGTAAGTTCCCACAAGATATAGAAATGGGGCTGAGAATGCCCCTCTCTATAAATACAACTATTTCCATAAGAGGGAGATGATGATATGTTTAATCTACAATGTAATAACTGTTTATTTGAATGCAAAAATAAGTATAATGGTGAATGTCCATATTGCGAGCACAAAGTAGATGAAATTGAGTTACAAGATATAAACTATCAAATTAAAAGATTAAATGTAGACCTTTACAAGTTCTGCAAGAGAAATAATCTGAAATATAAAATACTAAAAGAAATGCTAAAAGGTCGTAGAGAATGGAATTATAAATATCTATATAAGATTAATAATCGCTTAAACGAGGATGATTGGATTATAGAACATTTAAATAAGTACCCAAATGGAATTAGACCGGAGGCAGTATAGCTACATATTCTTAGGAGAGGAGAATTGATGGGCAAAAGTAATATAAATATAAAATATAAATGCTTGGGAGCCGGTTCTGGTAATGTAACTGGATCGGCTCACTTGTTAGAAATAAAAGTAAACAATAAATTGACTAGTATATTGTTAGATATGGGAGCAATTCAAGACGGCAAATTTTCAACAAAGCAATTGTTCGATATGAATAGGTGCGATTCAGATATGTCTGAAATTGATCATATTATTGCTTCACATGGGCACCTTGACCATATAATGAACTTGTGTCAAGTACAAAGATTGGATTTTGATGGAAATATTTATATGACAGATATGACATTGAAGTTGTGTGAGCATATAACAGAAGATGGAATTAAGATACATGATAAAACTGTCGAGTATTTGAGTAAATCTGTTAAAAAAGGAAATATAACTCCGTATATGAATATGAGAAGTAGAGATTATTTCTTATCAAGAGTTAGAGCTTACGGCTATGAAAAATGGATAGTTATAAATGACAATATAAAATTTAAATTTATGGCATCTGGTCATATTAGTGGGAGTTCTATGATTTATTTAGAAGTACAAGATGGATATGAAAAGCAGACAATATTATATACTGGTGACACATCATGCAATAGAGAAATTCCATTTACAATGAAGCCATCAATCAAAGGTATGAAAATTAATCATTTAATAACTGAATCAACCTACTCTCATGTACATATAGAACAAAGAACAGAAGATGTAATTGTAGAAGATTTGCATAGACTAATAAAATCTACTTGTATAGAGAAGAAAGGCGATTTACTAATTCCTTCTTTTGCAATGGCGAGAAGCACGAATCTGGCTTACTACTTAAAGAAAACCTATGAGAAATATCCAGAGCTAAATCCTATTCAGATTTATATGGCTAGTCCGCTAATGAATAAGTGTCACAACACACTCGGTTCAGACAGTGATTTCTATGACGAAAAGTGGAAAGATGAAATGGATTTATTTGAGTGGGGTAAGATATCACAATTATCCGAATTTAAAGATGTTATGGCAGTATCTAGAAGAAGTGAACCTAAAGTATGGATTTCCAGTTCGGGAATGGCTGATAAAGGCATCAATTCTTACTTAGTTTCTGAGATAGTCAAGTCTAGAAAGAATACTATTGTATTTGTTGGATATTGTGCAGAAGGAACTACAGGTAGGAAGTTAATTGAAGGCAAACAGAAAACGATTACTTCTAATATAGATGGTGAAAAGAAAACTGTAGCCATTAGAGCGAGAGTTGAAAATCTAACTGGTATGTCAAGTCATGCAAGTGGTAAAGAAATCGTTGAAACACTAGAGACCGCTGAAAAGAAAAAGTTAAAAACAGTAATAGCTGTACACGGTGATAAAGATAGAACAGAATCAATGTGTGAGCTATTTCAAAATAAATACAAGCAAAATTTAAATACATATGCTCCAAGGATTGGACAGAGTATAAAATTATAGGATGTAACATAATATTGAAGGGAGAGCAATATTGAGTAATTTGGATACAAAGAAAAAGCCTAATGAGTCCTACGAGGATTACTGTGATAGAATGTATAGGATGCAAGGAGCACTTGGTCATACAAATGATGTAATGGGCTATATAATCAATCAGAACGTTGATGAAAAAGAAGTTAAAGACGAATCTGCTCACAGAAAATCAGCAAGGATAAGGATTAAAGCATTTGACAGAGGATATGAAGAAGGTTTAAAATGTGTTAGAGATGATTATAGTGTAAGAGGACTAGATTCTCTTATTCCAAAAACTCATCTTGAAAAAATGCAAGAAATGGTTGGAGAATATGGGATCAAGAAAAGAGATATGCAACTAGAAAGATTGGAATTGGCTAGGCTTTATAGGGAAGTTACTCCGGTTTTATTATTTGCAGAACAATACTCTTTAGTTATAAAAGAGAACCTTGAATTTGTCATACCAGAAGAATTATTCGACATTCCTTACGAAGAAATTGTAGGAGAATCTGTTATTAAAGGTTGTCCAGCGGACTGGCATACTGGTGTATTAATTGATGAAGAATATAATTACCATAATCATAAGAAAGCTGAAGAGAAAATAGATTATTATGCGGATAAATTGATGGAATATGCTAAAATGTTTAACGCTAAGATGATTGATATTACACACCTTGGTGATATCATAGAACATTTCGACATGAGAAATCAACAAAAGTGGAATTGTGAGTTTGCTACAGACAAGCAATTGGTTGAAGGTGAAAACCTTACGTGGAGACTTGTAATCAGACTTATGAAAAACGGATTTAAAGTTAGACTAGGTGGAATATATGGAAACCATGATCGGATCACTGGATCTAAACATGATGCGGTAGAAAACAACACTGCAATGTATGTTATTATTCAAAATATGAAGAATAGTGTAACTAGAGGAATAGAGCTATACGGAAAAGAACTTCATTTATTAGAATTTGCTGACCAACCGGAAGATTACGAGCATCAAGTTGATGAAATCTATGGAAATAGAATCAGATATCAACATGGTCACAACGATGCTAAGAATGATGAGAGAAAAATTGAGAAGTACAACGGAGTCGATGATGACTCTTATGATATTTTAGTATTTGGTCACTTACATCACGGTAGAGTAATTCATAAGAATAGAAATGAAATGGAAATCTATGGAGGAACGCTCCAAGGCTCAAATTCATATGGTAAAAATAAGGTTAAATCAACAGCAGATGCATCTCAGTTAATAATTGTATTTAGAGATAACGGTGATGTATTGCCATTTGAAGTAAATCTACAACATATTTAGACACAAGAAGGGAGAGACACTATGAATAATTTTACTAGAAATACTGGGACATTGGATATCAATGAGCTTGTGTCACAATTGAAAGAATCGGCTAATCCGGTTATGTATCAATACTTTAAAAATTTAGATGAGGGAAATCTGTTAATTAGTGGTGAAATTGATGATTTAACTATTGAATACTTCATTATGCCATTAATGCAATTGGATGCTGATCCTAATGTAGAAGAAATTACTATCTACTTGAATTCACCGGGCGGTTCTATCTTTACGGGAATGACCCTATGTGAGGCTATTGAGAGATTAAAAACTCCTACAAAGGTAGTATTACTCTCATATGCTTATTCAATGGGAGGATATATCTTAATGTCTGGATTCAGTAATCCTAATGTTAAGAGGGTGTGTTATCCATTTAGTACAGGCTTAATTCATCAAGGTAGTACTAGATTAGGTGGAAATAGTAATGACGTAGAAGATACATATGAGTTTTATAAGAAATACAATGAGAAAATGAATCAATATATTTTAGACCATAGCAATATTCCAAGCGATGTATTGGATAAGCACAAAAGATTCGAGTGGTATTTAACTGCTGATGAAATGCTTGAGTATGGTTTAGTAGATGAGATTATTTAAACGGGTAGGGATTAATTTCCCTACTTTATTTATATTTTAGAACAAGTCTATCACGGACAATATGGAGAGCTTAATATCGACCTCTCCCTCGATTTAGCTTTCTTAGTGTGATAGGCTTATTTTAGGATATAAATTAATGTGGGATAGGGAGTGCAACCTGATAAAGTTAGACCATCCATCTAACTTTCCCACATTTTATACAATGGATATAATATCGGGAGGTATTTAATGTTAGTTAGTAAAACAGTAGAAACAAAGTGGAATAGCAGAAATAAGAAAAAATTTGTTGAACTTGGATATGAATATACCAAGATGGGAGATATCTTTTATACATCAATCGAAGATACATCAAAAACAAATAAAAATTACATAAAATATAAATGTGATTTTTGCGGAGAAATAAACAGTAAAATGTTCGGAGAATATCTACAGCAAAGGAAGATAACTCCTATGGATTGTTGTAATGATATTGACTGCAAAAATAAAAAACTTGAAATGTCAGTGTTAAAAAAATATGGAGAAACTAACATAAGTAAGACTGATTATTTTAAAGAAGCATATAAAGCCAAGATGAATCAAAATTATGGAGTGGATAACTATTTTGAGTTGCTAGACCATACAGGATCTAATAATCACGAATGGAAAGATACCAATTACACCTGCACAAATTGTGGAAAAGTGGAGCACAGAAAAGAGAGTCATATAAATAAGAATGGGAATAATTTTTGTTCTATGGAGTGTAAGGCTGAATTCTATACAGGAGAAAAAGTCGAGGATTATAAATATCCACGAAGCACGAAACTATACAGGGAGTGGAAGGATTCTGTACACAAAAAATACCATAATAAATGTTTCATCTGTGGTTCACAAATAGATATCAGGGCACATCATTTAGAAGGGATGTCTATAAATTCTAGTCTGGCATTTTCTGTGAATAACGGAATTACGCTATGTGACAATCACCATAATCCATCAGAAAAGGGGTCTTTTCATAATTTATATGGAACATACAAAAATACAAAAGAACAATTTATAGAATATTGCGGAAAATACCATAGTATAAACTACGAAGAAAAGATTAAGAAGTTAAAACTAGAAGGGAGAGAATATGGCAACAGCTAAAGAAAAACAAGCAGACAAACAAATAGCAGAAGCTTTAGATTTTCTTTCTGAGCAAGGCTATAATATACCAAAACGAGGTAGAAAAACTGCCACAGATATTAAAAGAGAAATAAAAGCATCAAAAGCTACACTCGAAAAATATAATTACAAAGTACAAGGTGAGAATGAATACACTTGTACAGACTGTGGTAAATCGCTTAGTATTAAAGAAAACAATTTTTATATGTCACAATCAAGAATGTATAGTGGAGTGGGTCTAATCTCAGTATGTAAGAAGTGTCTAGAGAGATATTTTAATGACTATATGATAGTTAACAATGGAGACGTAAAGTTATCATTCTATATGTTGTGCAGAGAGGTTAATGCCGTATTTGCACTATCTGCTGTAGACATGGCTATTAGTAGTAAAAACTCTACATTCAAAACATACTTTCAAAAGATAAATAGCTTGAAGCAATACCAAGGCATGAGTTTTAAAGATAGCGATCCATTTGACTCAACCACTGCTGAAGTAAAAGAACAGAGAGAGGTTGAATCTGGAAAGCTAAAATTAAGCAAAGAAGAGAGACAGGCTAAAAAAGAGGTAGTTGAAGCAATAGGAAGAGATCCTTTTGTTGATTTGCCAGTTTCTGATCAAAAACTATTGTATCCAGAACTTCTAGAGCATATAGATGAGGATGTTCAAGAGAATCCATTTTTGGTTAGCCAGATAGTACAAGTTGTTTTAAATAACAATACTATATCCAAGCTAAATCAAATGTTGTCAAGGTTAGCAACAGATGTAACAGAGGCACATAAAAATGACGATAAAATTAGAAATTTGATAAACAACATAAAGAATTTATCAAGCGCTACAACTTCAATAGCAAAAGAAAATGGAATCGCAAAAAAGGGTGGAGAAGGAAAGAAGCGGTCTACTTTGACGGGTATGATGTTATACTACAGAGACTTAGATTTAGACGAGATAGAAGTAGATTATTATGATCAAGTTGGCTCAATCGGCATGGAAAGAGTGCAAAAGATGTCGATGAAAGCTATATTTGACCAAGGGTTATTTAATGATAATGATTTGCAAGAAATGTTAAGTCATAGTAGAAAGTTAGTTGAATCACTTGAAAAAGAAAAAAATAAATTAGAAGAAGAAAACAGGAAACTAAAAGTTATCCTAACAAATAATAAGATAGACTATAAGGTTGGTGATGTTGATGCATCCACAAGCTAATAAATTTGTAAACCAATCATCAAAAAAGAAAGTTTTTCTAACAGAAAGAAAAAGAATAGTATACAAAGGCAATGCAAAGTTCATAAAGTTTCTCAGAAGAAATCCTGTAATAGCGTGTGAGTTGTTGCTAGGTATTAGATTAATGGATTCACAGAAATTAATTTTGCAAAAAACTTGGAACACGAAATACAATGTATGGGCGTGTACTCGTAACTTTGGGAAAAGTTTCCTATTGGATGTTATAGCAATGCTCAAAATGTTGTTGTATCCAAACCTTTCTATATACTTGGTTTCAAGTAAAGGTAATCAGGCAATTGAGAGCTTCCTCAAGTTGGAAGATATTGCCAAACAAAGAATAGAATCAATACCTTCTTTGAAGGATATTTTTATGACAGAGGTTGTATCGTCATCGAATTCTGATGGATTTGTACATGATAAGGGATCACATAAGGTAGGTCTTATTAACAATTCAACTATTTATACATTAAACTCAGTTCCAGATAACGTCAGGGGTAAAAGAAGCCAACTTGTCCTCATTGATGAGGCGGGGTTTACGGACGAAGAACTGATAAACGTTGTAATTCCATTTATATCACAAAAGACTGACTTCAAATTATCAACAGAAGAAAGCTTTGACCAAGAGTTACTCAGAAAACAAGTTCCATCTCAAATAATATTTTCTTCATCAGCATCGGAAGTTGATCATAAGTTTGCAAGAACCTACAAGGAGTATGCAATAAAGATGATAGCAGGAGATAGCAATTATGCTGTATTTGATATACCATGTGATGTACCATTAGCGCCTATGGTTGATAGCAAGCCAGCACCGCCACTACTTGAACAAGGTGAAATAGACGATATGCTTAAAATGAACTATGATAAAGCCATGCGCGAGTACTTCAATAAATTTCAAAAATCAGGCGGAATAGAACAAATGATAAAACTTAGTCAAGTAAGAAAGGCTGAGAAGTTTGTTAGACCAATGTTATTCTCAAACTCAAAAGGGGAACGGTTCATAATTGCAATGGATTCTGCACTACAAAGTGATAATTCAATCATAATGGTTATGCAAATTCTTTATGATGAAATGAGAGGGTATTACGGAAGAATAGTTAACTGTATCAATTTGAATGACACGGAGAAAAAAGGTAATATACAATTAAACTCAGAAGTACAGATGAAGAGACTAAAACAAACGATACTAGATTATAATATAGATGAAAAAGACTATGAAAAAATTGATCGTCTAATGGTTGATATTGGTCACGCTGGTATGCAGGTTTTCTTAGACTTGATGCTTGCTGACTGGTATGATGATGATGGAATAAAACATAAGGGATTTATTGACTCCACTCATCCAAGATGGGAAACTGAGAAAAGAAATCATCCTAATGCGTGGGATAACGTCGATGCAGTTAGTCCATCTAAATATAAAAGGAGTATGTGTGAAGACTTATTTGAGCTAATGAGAATGAATTTGATTGAGTTTCCTCAAGAATATGATCACAAAGGTCATATATTTGATGAGATAGATGGCGAAGTTAAAAGAATAGAGCTAACACAAGAAGAAGAACTTGCTTTGGCGAATATAGATATACTAAAAACAGAAATGACATCAATTCATAAACTAGGAACTAGAGATAACCCTAAATATGAATTGCCGAAAAATAAAGTTAGACGTATACACGATGATAGATTCTACTGTCTCATAATGTTGGCTAAGAGATTGGCTGAAATAAGAAGAAAAGATGAATTATCAAAATCAAGATCAAAGAAAAAATTCAACATAAACAACGCACAATCATGTGTTACATCGATATCACTCTAAAGAAAGGAGGTAGAAATGACAAAGAAGACTACGGTAAATGAGAATGAAGAATTCATTGTTGAAGTTGTTGATGAAGGAGAATCTGATGAAGCTTTAGTTGTAACAAGTACGAAAGACTTTACACAAGATCTGCTAAAGAAAGCAATGTCATCTTATGCTGGAAGCGAGAAAACATATTCTCAACAAGTAGATGAACGAGCTTTTATGAAGACATCTTTAACTGAAGCCAAGATAGAAGAACTCGCGTTTTTACCACAGGACAATATCGAAAAAGTCCAGCAAATTAATAGTTATATTGACCTTTATCTAAACAAAGATGATATCATAGGTAGGGTATATGAAATCATAGAAGCAAATACAAATGCAGATTTCCAGCTATCCTATCCAAAAGTAGAAGGTAGAAATAAAGAAATAAAACTAAAGAAAGTAAAAGATATAATAGATGAATTCAACAAGCAAATTGAGTTGGAAGAATTAATCATAGAGACTATACCATATGCATATGCAAACGGAAATAGAATGTTATATCTAAGAAAAACAAAATACGGTACATATCAAGTAGATAGATATCCACTAGGAATGGTTCAGTATTCATCTTATAAGGTAAATAATGAACCAGTTGTAGTATTTAGTTTGCCAGATTTGCTAGGTAGGATGACCGGACAAACATTAATTAGTCCATTTTCAACGAATTCACTAACGACTTTCGATCTTAGAATGTTTCCTGATATGGAAGATGAAATAAGAGAAAATTTTTCAACTGAAATTTATAGAGCTTATCTGGAAAGAAAGCCAACAGTTACATTAAACACTGACTTAACCGCTGTAATAAGAACAAACAATCGCGGAAAAAGATATGGAGTGTCTCCAATTTTCAAAGCATTAAATCCAGCACTTAAACTAGAAGTACAAGAGAAAAGTGATACAATGGACTCAAAAGCTAGAGGAAAGAAGATTATATTCCAGAGAATATCAGATAAATTATTAGGAGAAAATGGTGAAGATATAGATTTATCTCCATCTATATATTCTCACAATGAATTTGTTAAAGCTTGGAAGGGTGAGATTGTAGTTTACACAGGAGCACCTTGGGTTGAAGATGTAAAATATGTTGAGCCAAAACAATCGTCAGAGCATTCAAATGCACTTAATTATTATAGAAGTAAAGTTCTGTCTGCATTAGGAATAACTTTCTTAAATGGAGATTCAAAAACTGGTACAGCTACAGCTCAAATGTCACTTAATGAACTAATGAAAGAAATTGATAAGATAGCAAAACAATTATCAAACAATATAAATAAGTGGTATAAATATATTCTGAATGAAGCTGGGTTGCCAATTGAATATGCGCCTACAATCGAGGTTCTCGACTCTGAAATCATGAACTTGAGTATTAGGATGCAACTTGCAGATAGTTTATTTAATAAATACGGTGCATCATATAGATCTACGTATGAATTAATGGGCATGGATTATGAATCAGAGAAAGAAAAAAGAGAATCTGAGAACGAAGAAAACTTAGATAAGGAAGTATTCTACGCTAGACAAACAGCATTTACTTTCTCTGCAAAAGGCGAGGAAGATTATGTGTATGAAGGTAATGATGGTACGGATAATAAAGATAAACAGTCGAAAACCCCTCAGCAACAAACAAATGATGAAATTAGAAAAGAAGGTGAGACAGATGTTTAAATTATTAGCAGAAAATAAAAACTCATATTCTTACTTGGTAGTAATAGAAGGAGTTAAATACACTATAGAAGTTTCAAATAATGGTAAACTTTTAGATATATCGCCATATGTTATAAAAATGGAAGTATCTAGCAACAACAGAAGAATGGAATTTGGATAGGAGGCAATATGAAAGACAATAATATTATAGTAGCCTCTGGCAATAATGTAGAAGTATCACAGTCTGAAGATGGTTTATGTCTATATGTGACAGCTAATATGGGATTTCTAAATAACTATAACTTAAATGGAGTAATGTTGACAAACTCAGAAAAAGCAGATGAGTCTGTAAGAACTCTTATTAACAGACCAATAAAAGGAAAATTAAGAAAAGATTTTTTTGGAAATGAGAGATTTGGAAGCCATGAAGCATATGAAGACGAAGAAGGAAGATTGAGGTTCAACACTGAAACGATTGGAACTCACTATAATGCTTTTATACAGGATGTGGAAGTTCAGTTGTTGCATGGAAGCAGAGAAAAGGCAATTTTGCCATGTATGTTTGGTCAAGCAATTATTTGGATTGATGAATATCCTTCCTATGCAGAAGCTATAGTAAAATTATATTCAGAAGGAAGGCTTGGAACAAGCTGGGAATTATTTGGCAATGACTTTACTGATGATGGAGGACTAGCTGAATCTTTAGGAATTGATAATCCAAGATCTTATTCTTCATGGACTATGACGGCAAATACAATAATTGGGGTTCAACCAGCATATGGGGAGAATAGCAGAATAATTCATACATCTCAAGATGAAGATGCAAATAGAATATTATCCGAGGCACTTGAAAAAGACTTTTCACAAACTACAAGAAAAGAAGATTATGGTACTGGAAACTCAATAGAGATTGATAGATCCGTAGATTCTGCAAGCAACTCTTCTTGGGGTGACGTTAATAAAACTGATCTAAGGAATAAAGCATTAAAAGCAAAAAATTATAAATCTTTAGTGGATTTTATTTATTTAGATGTAGAAGAAAGCTGGGAAGATGCACCTAGTCAAAAATTATCTTATCCAGTAGGTCAAATAATTGGAGATAGAGCTGTATATAATATCAATGGAATACAATCAGCATTGGCATTTTTAAGAAATCCAAATACTGAAAATAATCCAGAGGTAAATAGAAAATTAAGAAAACTTTATGAAAAGTTTGACTTGGATACAAAAAACTTTAACTCAACCCATCATAACGATGATGAGGATGATTATAAAAACAATAGTGATAACCAATCTCAGAATCAAACTAGCGAATCTGAGAGTAATGGAAGGAGCACAGACATGGAAGAAAGATTAAAGCAACTAGAACTTGATCTTGCTGAGGCTAACCAGAAGCTTAAAGAATATGAAGAAGCTGGTAAGGATGCTGAGATCGCACAATTAAAAGAAGAGATGGAAACTCTTAAAACTGAGAAATCAGATGCAGAGGAAAAATTAGTTAAAGCTACTGAAAGTTTAGAAACTCTAACTTCTCAAGTTGAAGAATTAAAGCCTTACAAAGAGAAAATTGAAGTTATTGAAGCTGAAAAAGCTGAGACTGAAAAACAGGTTAAAATTGCTGAGTTGACAGAAATGGTGACTAAGGGCGATTATGTAACAAAAGAAGAATTAGAAACAAGCGAAGAGTTGAAAACTATGATTTCAGAATGCAATGAAGATGCTTTAAAAGTATTCAGAGCAGAAAGAATCTTAGAAAAGCTTGACGCAGAAGAAAAGAAGGATGTTGAAACTTCACAATCTAAAGAGAAAAATACTAGAAAAGACTTCTCAGAAGATACAAAAGTTTCAAAAGATGCTATGACTGATTTTTTAAATTTATAGGAGGAATAAGATATGTATAGAAGATTACAATCAAACTTTGGAAAAACAAAGAACGCAATGTTTACTGCTGGTGAAGCAATGGTTAAAGGTATGTTGGTAGTAAAAGATTACTCTGACAGTACTGTAAACTTACCAGCATCTGCAACAGCAGTTAATGTATTTATCGTAGATTTCGATCCAGAATACACTGGATTATTGTCAGTAGAGAACAATGTATCAGATTACGATGCTAGATTAAATGATATCGCATTAGGCGACAGAGTTACTTTAGAACTTTTACAAGTTGGCGAAAAATATGGTACTGATCAATTTATCGCTACTGGTATCGCAGTAGGTGACCCATTAGAAGTAGGCACTGATGGTAAATTAGCAAAACATACAGGTACTTCACCATTTGTTGCAACTGATATTGCATATGATGATGCAGGAAATACTTTATTAGTATTTGAAATCACTGAAACGCCATTTGCGTAATAAATATAGAATATAGGAGGAAGTATATATGTTTGAATTATCAGAAGTTATGAAAAAAGACGGAAGAATGCTTGAGTGGGCGCAAAAGGTTAACGCAAGCGAAAAAGGTAAGAGAGTTACATTTTCAGAAGAAGATACACAAATTTCAGAAGCAGTTGACGTATGGGCAAAAGAAATTGGTGAAGGTAAGAGATCATCAAGAGAATTATCTGCTTATTTACAAAAAGTAATCCAGCCGGAAGTTTATGATGCTCCAATGGATTTATTAAATATGTTCTTTATGGAAAATCCATCTATTGGTGAATTTGACGACTGGACTATCGATAAAGCTCCAAAGAATACATTACAAGCTTACGAATCAGCTAAAAATGGTAATGTAGATAAGTCTTATGTTGACTTTGAGAAAATCGTTCCAGTTACTAAGCATTTACAAATTGAAACTGAATTAAAGATGATGGACTTAAGAAAAGGTGGATTTAAGTCAGTTGCTTTAATGACTGAATGGGCTATTAATGAGTTTAGAAATAGAATGTTTTTCTATATGTTTGATACAATAGACGCTACAATCACTGGCGCAGATCAAACAGCTACAGCATCTGGCGCACCTGACAAAACAACTATGGACAAGATGGCTAAATATGTTAGATCTGAATTAGTTTCTGGTACTCCAATGACTTTGTCTAACTCTGACAGAGCGTTTGAGATTAGTGAATTACCGGGTGCGACTTTACTTTCAGACCCTATGAGAGATGAAATTAATACTACTGGTATTTTAGCTACTTATAGACAATTAAAGATTAACGAAATTGCGGCTTCTAGAGAAACTGGTAATGGCGATAAATTAATCAATCCAGACAGAGTTTATGGTATCGCTGGTCAAATCGGCGAGAGAGCACTCAAGGGTCAATTGAGAGTTTTATCTGCTGAAGATATCAACAACGAAGTTATTGAACTTAAGTTTACTGGATTTGAGTTTACTTATGCGATCACTTATCCAGAAAAAGTTTTTAAATTAACAATTACTGCATAAAAAGTAATGGACTGTCTTTTGGCAGTCCTTATTTTCCAAATTAGAAGGGAGAGAAAAGTATGAAAGAAAAATATATCGTAAATAATTTTTATAATTTTATCAGTTTACCAACAGAGGACATTAAAAAGCCTTTATATATTGATGCAGGAAATTTGAATTCTCTGGAGCCTAGATTTAAGAAATTGACTTTAGATGAAATTAGATATATCAATTTAATGTCTGATGTTTTTAAAACAGGAAGATTGGAATTCTTAAGAGATGATGAAGAAGAGTTGTTTGAAGAACTTGGTATTGAAAAAGAAGAAGGAACATTTTTCTATGCTGAAGACGTACTAGATACAGTAAAACATCCAACTAAAGAAAAACTAGAAAAAGTTGTCAAAATTAACAGCTTAAATACAATTGATTTATTCAGAGGTATTGTTATTTCGTTCAGAAATTTAGGAAATGAAGACGTTTCAAATAGAGTGCTTACTGTTGTTAACAAGAGAAGAGATGAAGTTTACGCTAATCCGGGGAAAGAGACTACAATTTCTATTAAGAAAACAAGTGCTGAAGTAGAAATAGAAACAAGAGAAAAAGCTATGGAAGAAGCTATGGCAAGTGCTTTAGCAGATATGCAAGCAAAACTCAAGAAAGATTACGATAAAAAGCTTAAGAAAGAATTAGATAAAATTAAAAAAGAAGCTAAAAAAGAGGAAGATAGTAATAAATAATAAAAACATACATTAAGGGGGTGTGTTCTAGTGAATAAAAGTAATAAAAAAAGAACACATCATGAATTCCTTGATGAGTTGAGAATTAAAAATAAATATGCGTATGATAATTTAGTATTTGTTGAAGAGTACATTAATTGCAAACAAAAGATTACAGCAAGAAGTAGGTATGGATTAGTCTGGGTTTATCCGGGACATCTCCTAAAAGGTGCTGTATGGACGAATAATTCAGCTTTAGATAAAACCAGCTATTTTATAGAAAAATTAAAGTATGTAAATCCTAGAATTTCAGAATCAATAATAAGATTCAACAGTGAATATATTTCAGGATATAAGAATATTCGATTCGAAACAAAATATGGTGAATGTGCTATTTCTCCAAACAGACTACTAAATCTTAAAGATGAAATTGGCATAAAAAGTGCAGTTGACAAAACCGACTACTTCATGCGCGAGTTAAGAGATATTAATAAGAGTTGTTTTGACAGGATATTATATTTGACAAGTGAGTATGAAGGTGCATTGAAAAAGATAAAATTCATGACTAATCACGGAGAGTGTGCAATGTCTCCCGACTCCATGAAATCAAAAAAAGCTATGCCAACATTTGAGTCAGCACTCAATAAGACACAGTACTTAATATCAGAGGCTAGGGAAATTCATGGCGACTTATATGATTACAGTATGTTTGAATACACAGGCAGTAGTCACACACTTTATCCAATAATATGTAAAGAACATGAAGTATTTCATCAAGACTTTGCTAGTCATAAACAAGGATTTGGGTGCAAAAAGTGTTCAGATGCTAAAAAAGATGGGTTTTATTCTGTGTATCGTGCGAACAAAAATGAGAAAGAATATAAAGCCATGAAATCGGGGGTATATATTCTTGAGATGGCAGATGAAAATGAAAAATTTTACAAGATAGGGTTGTCAAAAAACGTAAATAAAAGAAGATCTCAAATAGAAAAAAGAAGTAATTACTCTGTTACATTGTTATGGTCATTAGACTGCAATTTATATGATGCAATAATGATAGAGAATAAGTTACATGATATAAATAAAGAATTCAAGTACAACCCAAATACTTATTTTGAAGGATATACGGAAAGTTTTTTAAAATTATCAAAAGAGACGATATTAAAGATGAGAGGAGGGATACTAGATGAACACAACGTTTGATGAAGTATATAATATTTTCTTCTTGAAGATTGTGGAGAATCCCTGACTTCTTCGGGTATACAAACGTACCTGATGCAGAAGTCCTAGAATTAATGGAGACTAACGCATTTAACTATATGATAGAATCAATTTCTATGATAGAAACTTATGCAGAACCTGAAGTGGACTTTAACGATTACAACACAACAACAGATGAATTTAATTTTGAATTAACGAAAAAAGAAATACAGATGCTTACGAATCTTATGGTTCAACAACATCTATATAGAGATATTATGAAGCTTAAGATATACAATTCTTACTTTACCACGCAGGAAGTTCGGATATTTTCTCCGGCAAATGATAGAAAGACATTTGTTGATATGTTTAGAGATATTGAGGATAGAAATATAAAAGAGATAAAATCATATAATTCAAGAGACAGACTGACAGGTTCACTCAAATCATATAGTGGGGTGGTATAATGGTAGATTTAACATTATATCGAAAACTGGCTGGAACTTACCAAGTAGGTAGTTCCCAAGAAAATGCAATTAATCAATTTGTATATCAATCTGATAAAATATGGGATGAAACATTGAGTACATATCATTTGTTAGCTCTATCTAAACGTGGTGATGATGTTGAGATAACAAACCGATCAAACGTATCAGTGCCTGACAGAGCAGTCTTTAATTATAATAAAGAATACAGCAGAAGTACAATGTTAGAAGGTCAAGAGAGATGTTTCTTAGAAAAAGATTCAGTTGAAGTTGGATACTATGTAAAAAGAGTAAGAACTGATGAGACTTATCTTATAGAGACATTAACTGAGGACAAGTTTTTATTTGAAGATGCGTTTGTAAGAAAATGTAATACAAAATTAAATTTCATAGACAATCAAGGTTCAATAAGAACTTATCCATGTGTATATAGAATATCATCTAGAACAGAAAAAGATACGACAGAAAATAAGTATATAGAAGTAACAACAGGTGATGCATATATAGAAGTTCAATACAATGATTTCACATCTGAGCTGACTAATCAAGATGGAACTAGATTTATATTGAGCAAGGATGAATGTTATACTTTAAAAAATGCATATAATCAGTTTGTAAACGGTTTAGTCTATATTAAACTTGAACAATCTGAGATTAACTTTGACACTGATAAGTATGTTGATTTAGGTGACGGAACTTTTGGATGGATTGCTGATTATGAAAACAGAGATGTATTTACTATTACAATTGATCAATCTGATAGTGAAATAGTTACTGGAAACACATTACAATTAACTGCACAAGTTTTAAAGAATGACCAAGTTGTAGAAGAAGATATAACGTGGACTAGTGATAATGAAACGGTGGCTACAGTTGATTCGACTGGATTACTCACAACTATTACTGATGGTGTTGTTAATATAACAGCTTCACTTACAGACAATTCAGGTGTAAATGATAGTGTACAGATAACAGCTACAACAAGTGTGGTTGAAAATTATTCTATTCAATTTAATCCAGACACAGAAGATATTTTACTAAGTTCAATTTTAGAAGTCAATACAAAATTATTAAATAATGGCGTTGATACAACAGATACATTTACTTATAGTATAGTTGGAGGTACTGCGCAAATTTCCGACTATGAGTTTATTGTAGTGGATGGGAATAATTTTACTTTGACAAATAATAATTTTGGTGGAACAGTGATAGTGAGATGTGTAAGTGGCGTTCATACGATTGATAAAACATATACATTAAAGTATTTTTACTAGGAGGTGATTGTTATTGCTAATGTATTCGAATTAATTGATAAAAATATCGATGATATCTTTAAATTTATCTTACAGAACGATGATATAAAAAGATTATTGGGAAACAATTTAAAAACAGCATTAACAGATGAAGTTCCTACTAAAGATTGGATTAATGACTATTTGTTTGATACTCCAAGAGTACCAGATACTACTAGCCAAGTCAAATCTTTCATTATGATAGAAATGGATGAAGTGGGCAAGTCTGGCGCGAACAACACATACCAGTTTGATGCGAAAATTACATTGGATGTTATATGCCATGAAGATGTTACTAGATTAACAAATGGTAGAAGAATATATAAACTACTTGGACTAATTAATGATGAAATGGCTAGAATTGATACGCCAAGCATAAAAGGCAAGTTCACTTATAACCGATGTAGAAAGATGGTATATTCAAATGAATTTCAAGGCTACAGGTTGAGTTATGTGGTAACTAATAAAGCTCAGAATTGCGGTTAATATGGGATATGCTAAAATAGATGATGGAATGAGATTGAAAATACTAAGATCTAAACCAATATTCATAGATGAAGCAATAACATTGAAGCAGTACACTATAAACCAAATCTTAGATGATGAGAAACTTTCTAAGTATAATTCATATGTCGCCATGATTATAAATAGCCCATATGACAACAGAGTTGCTCTCTATTCTTCAAATATGATATACAGTGACATAAGTCATTGGAATATGTTCTTGAGTTTTCTTTTTTCAGAAGAGACAAGAGAAGATATTATGAATGGAATGAGACTACTGTTCGACATGGACTTGGAAGATATGTTGGTAAATAGAAGAGGTGACTTAATAGAATTGGTATGTCCGATAACAGGGTATGTTTTTGATGAATTTAAATTTATTAATTGTATATCAATTTATAGAGAGATACAAGGGTTACAATCTGACGAACCAAGCTTCGCAAATAAGTCTGCAATTATGTATGAACTAAAAAGAGAAGTTAGAAGACAAAAGAAAAAAAGAAACATATCAAATGTAACATTAAATAGTATGATTGAGGGTTTGGCATTTGGTAATTCAAATCTAACATTAGATGAAGTATTTGGTTTGACGATGTATCAATTAAATAGAGCGATATATCGTATAGATAAAAGTAAAAAATATTCCAGTGTGATGACAGGTATATACACTGGAAATGTAAAAGCTGACGATGTTAACTTTTCAAAAGTTAGTTGGTTTAGCAAATAGAATAAGGAGGAATATATTATGGCAAGTCCTAAAAGTTTTTCTATGCAAGGCGCATTAGATGTGGATATTTTTAATCTAGAAACAGATTTAATTGAAGCGTCATTGGAGGATTGCTTGACTACAACTATTAATGTAGAAGCAACAAAAGTATATACACTTGGCAAGGGTGGAGCATATTTGGCGGGTTTTAGCCACTCACGTAGAATTCCAGTAACACTACAACATGGTTATCCAACATCTGAAATTCTTTCAATTCAGTCTGGGCAAGACATTGCGATCGGTGTCAATAACGAAGTTGTAAAGAAAGATATTGTAGTTGTAAATTCAGACGCAAGCGAAACGACATTCACAGCACTTGGAACAGCAGGAGAAGAAATTGGAGTTATTTATACTCTTAATTCTGACGGTTCTTTTGGGGAGAAATTTACACAGGCTGGCACTGCTGGTGCAGGAACTTTTTCTTATACAGTGGGAACGAAAGCACTGGCTTTTGAGGCATCTGCAATATCCGACGGTACTCAAATTGTTATGTTCTACAAATACACTACTGATGCAACAGCACAAACAATTAAGTTTGATTCAGATATTTTTGCCGGTGATAAGAAGGTTGTAATGACCGGATTAGCAGTAGATAACTGTTCTGGAAAGCAATACAAAGCTCAATTAATATTCAGAAAAATGTCCATTATGGATGGTTTTACTTATACGCTGGAAGAAACTGGAGATCCAGTAGTACAGGACATGAATATGGAGGCTCTTGCTCCATGTGGCACTAATACCATGATGGAATGGGTAATCTTTGATGAAGATTTAGCTACATAAGTAGGTGGTTTATATGAAAGTTAAATACAGAGGCTCTTTAAGCACAGGTGAAGTAGTTGATATTATCAAATTTGACGGATTAATTGCCAAGTGTACAGATGCAATTGACAGACATATCGATGATTTTAATACCATCTTTTACTCAGGACAACAGTTCAAGAAAGACATTTTAAAAGCCGAAGTTGAAGCTGTAGAGAAGAAGTCATCGGTTAAAAAAACAAAATGATGTTGATTGCAAAAATGTAGTTGACATTTTATTGATAGCATGATAAACTAAATATAAAGACTATTGAGGAGTCATGACCTCTGAAGTGCATAGTGGATAACCTTTTATATTCACTATGTGTCTTTAATATATTTAAAAAGGAGGATATTAGATGCTAATTTCAAAAACAATGAATGTGGTAATAAGCAATAGAACGATGAGTTATTTTGATAATTTAGGGTATGAAATTCCTAAAAAAATAGGGGCACGAGGATATCCTGTATTTGTAAAAGGATCAGAAATTGAAATAGATATTAAACACGCTCTAGAAAATTCAAAAGAGCTAGTTAAAGTGCAGTGTGATTATTGTGGAAAAATTAAAGATGAAAAATATTGCAATTATGCAAACAGTGTAAAAACACTGAACAAGTATGCGTGTTCTGATTGTAAAGGATTAAAAATCAAAGAATTAAATAAAAAAACAGTATCTGAGTACATTGGGTATTTCAAAAATGAAGGATATTCATGTATAAGCAATGAGCAAGATATAGTTGATAGAAAGAAGTATAAGTTTAAATTATCATGCTCCAACAATCATATATGGGAAGTAACTTACGATTCTTTTCGAGGATGCAAGAATGGATGTCCAGAATGTGCTGGAATAATTAAAAAATGGACTTATAAAATGGCGTGTGATTATTTGATTAATAAAGGGTCAAAGATGATTAGTGGCGAAAAAGAATTCACAGATGCTAAAAATTCAGTGATAAAATATAGATGTTCCTGTGGTAATATAGACGAGAAAAGGTTCTCTGCATTTTATGAAACACCTTCGTGTAGTAGTTGTCAAAAAAGAAATAAATATAGTCAAAAAGAGGTTGACGAATTATTTAGGTCTATGAATTGGCAATTACTTTCAATATATAAAAATAACAACACGCCTATGGACTATATATGTGAAAGAGGTCACAAACAAAATATAACATTATCAAATCTATTAAAGGGAGTAAGGTGTAGAAAGTGCTATAATGAAGATAATTCCGGAGAGAATCACCATAATTGGAACCACAACAAGAAGAAAGAAGACAGACTTGATGATAGGAAATATCACGAATATAATGTGTGGAGAAAAGAAGTGTTTGAAAGAGACAATTATGAGTGTCAAATTTGTGGTGATAAAAAAGGTGGAAATTTAAATGCTCATCATAAAGATGGATACAATTGGTGCAAAGAAAGAAGGACTGATGTATCAAACGCAGTAACAATGTGTAATATATGCCATACTGAATTCCATTCCAAGTATGGCTACGGAGATAACACCGAACAACAACTTATAGAATGGATACAACTCAGACAACTTAACGTGCAAAATACGTAATTGTATGTTAAACAAAACTAAACAATATGGAGGATTGATACAGAAGAGATAGTAATAATAACACTATTGCAATTTGTGTTAGTCCTCTTTTTTTTACATAATAAATCTATTATTGTGTATAAATAAGACGATCAATTAATAGAAGGGACGTGGATTAAATGGCTACATCAAGAGCACCGAGTAATATTTCGTTTACAACAACAAGTACGGATTATGATTTATTACAAGACACAGAGGTAAAAGATGTATTTAAAGCATTATATAATTGGGATGAAGACAGATATCAACTTGAAGTATCAAAAGGATTCGAGAGTATGAAGTTCGACATTTTCGTGAGTGGAACAGAAGTCAAAATAAATGACGCTACACGATATGAATCGTTGATTGGAGACACGGTATATACTACTGAAGACTTCAATAGGACTAAATACAAGAGTATTAAAATTAAGGATACTGGAATATCAGGAATCTTTAGTTTTAATAGATTGTAGGTGCTATTATGGCAGGAGTAGGAATAGGAACTGTAATAGCATTGATAAACAATACGACAATAGACACAGACCAGCTAAACACAAAGAATTCTCCAATTGCAGGATATTTTTTGTCAAACGATGGAACTGAATTAGAGTGGTCTCCAATAACAGGAGGATTAAATTATAAAGGTAATTGGGATTCACTAACAAATTCACCTACAATAGCCTCTGGAGTTGGCATATCTGGTGACTTTTATAAAGTATCTGTTCCTTCAAGCGGAGTAACAGTGATTGATGGCGAAAGTGTTTGGGAGATAGACGACCAAGTGCTGTTTAATGGCACAGTGTGGCAAAGAATACCAGCAACAAGTATAGACAATACTCCAATTGAATTAACTGGGAGTCAAACGCTTACTCAGCTTGACACCGTTTACCTAATAAATGCAACAGTAGCTGATGCTGTAATAACTATACCAGATGCAGTCTTGCAAAACGGCGGGAAAGAGATTCAAATAATAAAAAATTCTGGAGATTTTAATGTCTTAATATCTACAACAACCCCTCAGTTTATTGGAAATTTAACAGCCCAGACTATATCTCAGAACGGAAAGGGTTTTACAGCAATATCTAGGGGGAGTGATAATTCCTGGACAATTAATCAAGATAGCAGAACATCTAACTCTGTCAAGAATATAACCACAAACTACACTGTAACCTCAAATGATTCGATATTACTAGTAAATGGAGCAGTAGAAATAACTTTACCATCTACAATTTACAGTGGTTTCAAATTAATTGTAAAAAATACTGCAAATAATACGATAACTATGTCTTCATCTGTTCTGATTGATGACGAGTTAAGTAAAACAATATCCAATTTATATGATTCATATGAATTTTTATTTGATGGGAATCAGTGGTGGATAATATAGGAGGTGATTAAATGAGTTACAAAGGAAAGACCATAGACGGAATAATTAATATAGAATCAATAAGAAGCAACAATGAAAATGTAAAAATAGATATAACAGACCTTGGTGATGATAAAGGAATCTCTGTTACTGGAGGTCAATTTGGCGTTGGTAGCCCACAAGAAGGACAAGAAAGCGTCTTTGGTGGAGGAGATAGTTATCCTGTCCCTATAGCATTTCACTACAACATCGTTAATGAAGTCGGTTCTGTGATAACTGGAGCGAATGATATAACGAGTATTCTTAAATCAGATACAGGTTCAAGCGTTGGGTTATTTGAAACTAATCTACAAGGAGAGGTACTTTTAATTGGTTCTGACCAACCATCGTTGGGTGCAAAGATTAAATACTCTTCTCTCGGAATTCTTGAACCTAATAACGTGATTGGGCAGTACTTAAATACTTCTGGAGTGTGGGAAGAGCTAAGTTATATGATAACAGAATCTACCTACCCTTACACTAGAAGCACTTGGGAGTTAGCGTCATATATATCTGAACAAATTAGATTTGGAATTGGTATATTAAACCCAACATTGAATACTTCTAAAAGAATTTTGAATATAAATGGAGTAAATATAGATAAATATTGGACTAGATTAATACTTCTTACCCCAATAACGCAAACACCAATAGTTGAACAGATAAAAATTCACCCAAGTAGGTCTGAGGCAAATTCGGATGGTACGTTTGAGTTATTCGGACTCTCTAGGGGCATCAAAGATATTATAACTGAGGGCTTTGCAAACAACCTATCCGACCCTTCTAATGAAAACGTAATATATTTCACTGGAGGAATAAACGGAGGAGGTTCAAAGCTTATAGATAATGAGTTCTCTAATAATACCAGAGATAGTAGAATAATAATAATTAAAATAGATGGAGACATAGACACATCATGCCCAATAGCTGTATCTATACCTTGGTATGTAAAAGGAATTCAGACTGGAGATGTTAGATGGGATGTCGAATACACTCAAATAACAAAAAATTTTGTTTATGGTACATTATCTGAACCAGATGGAACTCAAACAATTATAACGAACATAATAACACCTAGCAATGGAGAGAGACAAGTATTGCAATTCGAAGTCCCAATAAATAAAATAGACCCAGAGATAGGTGGGGTTGCGGTTGTGATAACAAGGGATGCAACCTTGCCAGAGGATACAGTTAATGCTAGTTGCGTATGGACTAGCAACAACGCAAATGTTAGAGGTAGACGCTGGAAGATATAAATTTAAAAGGAAGTGAAATAAATAGGTAGGGTTTGGTTTGAATATTCGGGTCAGACTTTACCATCAACGATGTAATTAACTCTATGAGTTATTTATATATATACAACTAAATAAAATGCGTCAGAAAAGACGTTAAAATCATTGTTCTTTGAAAACTGAATAATAAATAAATTATTTTCTGATTTTCTATTGACAATTTTCTTCTATTAATGTACTATAAAGACAAAGATGTAATAATACATCTTACATAAAAGTATATTTAATAAAGGAGGAGATTAAAAAATGAGAGATGAAAGAAAAGAAGAGATTAAGAGAAGGGTGAATGGTCGTGCAACTAAGTCTGTGGTAATTTTATTGAGTTTAACTATTGTATCTGTTTTATGTATGGTATTTTTAATTTATAAATTCATAGTAATGGATGTAATAGTTCCTGATATAACAATAAATACGACATTGATAGGAGTTACATTTATATTACTAATTATATCTTCTATAGCTATTTCGAACGCCAGAGATTTGGGAATCATAAAAGAAATTGTTATGGACAATAAAATCACTTTAGAAGACACTGTTTCTATGGAATCTATTGCAATGGATGAGATTATACAACTCAAAAATTTAGCAAGAGATATTAGAAATATGGTAGAATAGGTGGTGGAGTATGAATGAACTTTTGGTATTGAGATCCATCTTTAGCATCATTGAGATAATGTTATATACAATAGCAACTATTTTAATTTCTGGAGCTAGTAAAGATGATGTAATAAAAACTATATTCTTATCTATAATTATGGCTGTTGCGTTATCAACATTGGTTCCATTTATGGGAATAGTCGGATATGCACCGGCAATGGTCATCATGATGAGATCGTATACGTTAATAAATATAAAGATAATAATCAAAAGTACAATATTTACCACTTCTATTATGTTGATATGCAATGTACTAGCTATATTATTTGCAAGTATCATTAATCTGGATTTAAGAGTATTTAATCCATGTATAGCAACCCTTACTCTAGTATTATCTACAACCGGTTATTGCGCTTTAATAAAGGAGAAAACAAATGCTTTTAGCTTGGGTTATTGGTCAAAAAGAAAAAAAAGAAACTAGAGAAATTAGAAAAGAAAAAGCTAACAAAAAGTAATGGATATATTCGAGAGCATATCAGGCTCTGTAACATTATTTCTTGTTAATCATAAAATAATAAGTGAAAAAAACGGAGGAACATTCGACTATATATTTGGTAGAGTGTTCTTCTTTATAATAACTTTTACTTTATACATGGCTATGTGTATGGTATTTGTATCGCCATTAAATGCATTCGTTACTATTATGGCATTTAATCTATCGTACAACCTTGCCAATAAAAATACTAGGTTTCATGCAATTAAAATGCAGAATTGTGCTCTGGTGAGCGGGTTATCAATATTGATAGCATTGCTTGCAAGTATGTCGTTGCAAAATATTATTGTATTTAAGTTTAGTTTTATAATTTATAATTTAATAATATCTTTTATTATATCCAAATGTATTGTTTCTACTAAGGGACGGCTGATATTCAGATGGATAGAAAACAAGATCCTTTTAACGGAGATTAAATGAATCTCCAAATTACATAATTTTTACAAAAAAAGTATTGACACCTAGGGAGAGTGTATGGTATTATTTGTATATAAACAATGCGAATATATTATAGGAGGTGTAAAATTGAAAGATAGGATGTGCAAACTTGAGAAAAATTTTGAGATGATTCAAAGGTTTGCTAATGAAAGAGGTATAGAGATAACGGAGGATAATATAATTCAGAGTCCGTATGGTGGTATAGGGTTGTCTATACTGCACAATGGGAAACAATGGATTATTGAAATGGATGAGTATAATGAAAAATATGTACTGAGCCATCTAAACATAGGCTCTAACAAAAAACGCAAGAATCATTACCACCAACATCTAGTTTCGAATTATTATGATCTTATAATACAACATATTTATACACATCATAATAACAATGAAAGACGCATAACTAAAAAGAATATTAAAAGTATTCGTACTGAGAATGCTTTTGAAAAAGCAAAAAAGCAAAGAGAACGGAAAGAGAAACAAGAAGAGGAGGAACAGTCATCTAGACTAAGACTCATAAAATAATTTAAAATAACACTTGCAATTGATTTTGTACTGTGTTACAATAAACTTACAAGGAGGAGATATGGAAGATTTATTATACGATGCTCAACTAGTGAGTAGAGAAAGAGAAGC